GCGGCAAAGGCCAAAAGCCTAACCGAAGCCCGCCGCGACTACGAAGACAATTTAGGCGAAGCCAGCGGACGGTTTGACGCAGCCGACCCCACGAACCGCTTCATGCGCCGCCGCGATGGTTTAGGCGGCACCGGCGATGCACACTTGCCCGCTGCACATTTATGGCGCGTCCGCGAAATATCGCGGCACATGGTCGGCAATGATGATTTACTCGGCCAAATGATTTCCCGCCTGTCGGATAACGTCATACAATCATCCGGCTTTCGTTTCGTACCACAAACCGGCGACCCCGTCCTAAACGACGAACTAGCCGACATGTGGACCGAATACGCAACCAACCCGCTGGCCTGCGATTATTACGGCGAACGTGATTTAGCCGCGCAAGCCTGGCTCACGTTTTTCCAAATGGTGCAAGACGGCGACCACTTTGCCATTTTGGTTGACGATGGCACCGTGCAAATGATTGAGGCCGACCGTTGCCAAACCGTGGGCGGCAGCGCCGAAAGCTGGCTTGGCCTGGATTTTGACAGCCAGGGCCGCGTCCTAAATTATAACTTCTCAGAAATAGGACAGGGACAATTCGGCGGCAATCGCGTCACCACGGGCCGCACCATCGCGGCCCGTGATAGCGATAATTTCCGCCAAGTCTGCCACATCATGGACCCGCGCCGCGTCACGCAGCATCGCGGCTATCCGTGGATCACGCCGCTGATGGTCAAATCGGGCATGCTCGATGACCTGCAATTTTCCACCATCGTCAAAGCGCAATCCGCCGCCGCGCACGCCATATTTTTTGAACGCGACGCCGGTGTGGCCGGTGGACCCGTGCGCCTTGGCAGTCGTGAAACCGTCACCAAATCCACCCCTGACGGCAGCGTGGACACCGTCACGTCCGAGGCCGTGCGCTACGGCATGTCCACCACCTTGCCCGCCGGTGTTCGCGCAAAACTCGCCACCGCGCCAATTCCCAACCAAGAGCATTTTGAGCATGTCCGTCATTTAATCCGCCAAATCGGCGCGGGCTTAAATATGCCCCTTGAAATGGTTTTACTCGACGCCAGCCAAACCAATTTCAGCGGCTGGCGTGGCGCCATGGATCAAGCGCGCATGTCGTTTGTCCGCAATCAACGCGCTTTCTCGCATCAATTCTATTGCCCAATAGCACGCATGTTCCTGCGTCGTCTCGCCACCAAACAGGGCGGCATGATTCGCGCCGCACATTACGATGGCAGTCTCTACAAATTCCGCTTTGCCAGTCCCGCATGGCCATACATTAATCCCAAAGAAGACGCCGAAGCCGCCAATGTCATGGTCACCACCGGCCAAGATTCCCCGCGTGGGATCGTCGCCAAACGTGGTGGCAGCTATGATGATGTTATTCGTGAAACCGTCGAAGACCGCACCAAGGCCCTACGTTTAGCTATTGAAGCATCGCAGAAAATCCGCGTTGACTTAAATTACGAAGTCAGCCCGCTATTAATTCTCGGCTGGGAATTACCAAGCAGCATTTCGGGCGTAGCAAACCAAGACGAAAACGCCAACGCCTCGAAATTACCAGAGCCAACCCAACCAGCCCAACCCGTTGCCCCGCCAGATGACCCGCTCGACTCAGGCGAACCGGACGAAACCGACGATAGTGAAAGCGACCAAGGCAAAAGCTTTGATATTGCCGCACTCACCCGCGAAATAAGCAACGGCATCACCGGCGCCATCAGCGCCATGCCCGCGCCAAATTGGACCATCAATATCCCCCGCGCAGGTAACCGCGTCTTGATTAAAGACGAAGCAGGAAAACCCATTGGCAGCAAAGAAGTTGACGAATGAACCCGCTCTCATTGGCGGCACCGCTCAGAGATGCCCGTCTCAATGTTTTGCGTGACGCCATAGACGGCGGAATTGCCGCCGGATCGCTCACCATTTACGCCGGACCCCGCCCAACCATGGGCGGAATTACTAACGCCCCACTGGCCAAGTTGAAATTTGCCTACCCATGCGCCCCCGACGCGCTTGCTGGCGCGCTGAATTTTTCCCCCATCGCCCCCACCACAGCAGACGCCACCGGCACCGCCGCCTGGGCACGAGCAACCGACAGCGCGGGAAATATTATTTTTGATTGCAACGTTGGCGTTGCCGGCGCCCCAATCGTCTTGGACAACATCAATTTGGCAGTCGGTGGAAAAGTCGCAATCGAAAGCGCCACCATCAACGAAGGCAACGCATAACCTATTTGCGTGCCGCAATAACAACCACCGCAAGGGCAACCCGTGGCAAAAATCCGCGCAACAGAAACGACCATTTCAAAAGTAGATCAGTTAAGCCTTGTCGTTTCGCTTCCAGAACACGCGACAAACGATTTAATTATATTCGGAATATCTAAGGACGACGCCACGGGCGGCGCGTTCACGACTCCCGCAGGCTGGACAAAAGGCGGGGAAAATACGGTTGGCGCGAGCGGAAACAACACGGTACGTTCGGCATGGTACTACAAAATTGCCGCATCATCAGCGGAAGCAGCGCCAACAATAACCAGCACGGACACAGATAGCTGGTCTTGCGTTGCGTCTTCAATTCAAGGTGTCGATACCGTAACGCCAATTGATGTCAGCAATGGCAACGGGATCACGGACGTAGTCGGAAACCCATACACGGCGGCGAGCGTTACAACCACCACAGCAAATGCACTTGTGCTTTATATTATCGGCTCAGACGGCGGCGTTTCGCCAGTTGCGCCACCTGGGTTTATCACAAATGGACTGGCAGATAGTGCCGCTGATTCTACCTCGATGGCGTTTACGGTACAGCGCACAGCAGGCGCAACGCCAACCTGTGATTTCAACGCACAGGGTCAGGCCGACGAAAGCGTATTATTTACCATTGCCATTCGTGACGGCTCAAGCGGCACGATACTCCCAGGCTATCCAAACCTTGATTGTGCAACGATTGTTCGTCCGCTCACTGGCAATGCGCTGACTTATTCGGGCGATGCGATAGACTCGAACTCAGATAATTTTACGCAACTTGCGGGGACTTGGGTTGCACCTGATATAGTATACCAAGTGGCGGCAGTGGGACCAGTTTTCACCGATATAACTGCAGCAGCTACAAATGCGACAGACGCTGACGTAAACCCTGTTCCTGCCGTGGAGGCGGTTGGCGACTATATCGCAATCGGTTTTTCTTCTGTCTTTGCGGCAATGAGATTCGACATGGCGTCATGCACGGCTGGCGTAGGTGGCGTTCTAGTTAACGAATACTTATCAACAAGTGGGGCCTGGAAGCTATTACCAGAGTTTTACGATTCTACCTCAAGTTTTACCGCAGCGGCAGCAGATCACCGAATATGCGGATGGAGCCAGTCACAAGACTGGACCTCCCAGGCGTTGAACGCAGTTAGTAAATTTTGGTTACGTCGAAGAGTCACAACGGTCTATACAACTAACCCAACTATTTCACAGATATTTGTAAGCACTTCTCCCGCCCTGAACCATTTAACTCCAGCCAGTCGCACAGATGCTGGATTCCTCCCACAGATAAACTCTTTAAATTTACCTACATCAATTGGCGGTAATTTAATGTCAGGCGGATGCTATGCGCTCACTGCCGTTCTGGACCTAAGCACGGCGCGTTTAATGGGAACGCATGTGTGGGATTCTCCCGCTGAAACTCTTGACGTTGGCAAGCGCTCAGATGGCGGAGTTTCCATTGGTTTAATTGATTCAACAAATAAAGTAAAGGCGTGGTGCGTAGCTGCATCGGATTCATTGGACACGTACAGCGGTAAAAGAAATAACTTTCTAATACAGGTCAATCAATCAACTGACACGTCGTTCATTGGCAATGCACCAAACATGACCGACATTAAACGCCTTCTTTTTATGACTAATAATAAATATGGAGCGGTACAAACCTCATTCAATCCGCTGATCAATGTCGGGACGCTAAAGATCAGCGGCGGCGGATCGTCCGCGCCTGTTACTTATGAAGAGTTGGTGCGCGTGGCAAATGGCTACCCTTGTCCGCTGATTGATGCGATTACCAATATATCCTATGTTGCAGTTCAGATTGGTGGCGCGGAGGCAGTGAATTGTCAGATGGCAGGCTTTGCACTGACATTCCCACAACAGGCATTGGCATCAAACCGCAAAACAGAGTTTCACAGTGACCCTGGGATTGTTGGCATGATTTTTGACGGTCGAGCGGGAGACGTGATCAGTATAAGCTCAGGCAAATTCACCAGTCTTTCACCTTATAAATTTGAGTTTCTGGCAACGGCAAGCGCGTCTGCTACTTGGTCTTTCGTGGATAACGTGGTGAATAATGCGCTAGTCACCTTACGTGCGGTAGTAACCTTCTCTCGTTTTACCTTCTCCAATTGTACATCATTTATTCAAAATAGTGCAGTCATTACCTCGTCGACTTTTTCAAACACAAAAATAACCAGTGATAACCCAGGCTTAATTAGCACCTGCTCTTTCACTAGTGGCGGCACAGGCCATGCTATAGAAATAACCACGCCAGGGACATACACGTTCACCACAAATACGTTCAGCGGGTATGGCGCAAACGCCACAACCGACGCTTGCCTATATAATAATTCTGGCGGCTTAGTCACAATCAATTTAGGTAATTATGGAGATCAGGTTCCAACCGTTCGCAATGGCGCAGGCGCGTCAACAGTCGTCAATAATAAATTAAATACAGTAAGTATCACTGGAATAATTGCAGGCAGCCGTTTGCAGATTTACAACGTCACAACAGCAACCGAGATTGTGAACACGATTGTTGCGGGGACCACCTATGCTGCGACCTACACCGAAGGCGTCGGCTATACCAGCGGCAACACCTTGCGGATTCGTCTGGCGTCACAATCCGGTGCAACGGCTTACCGGCCATATACCGCTTTAGTGATCGCGGGTGCCACGGGCTGGTCAGCGTTGGCCAGTCAGGCGGTCGACGCCGTCTATAATTCCAACGCAATCGACGGCTCGACCGTGACCGAGTGCGCGCCAGATGGTGCGAACGTTGAAATAGACGTTACCGACACCGACAACATCACGACCTTATCTCGCATTTATGCATGGTTTATTTATAATTTAATGTCCTCAACTGGTATATCGACGTTCTTTGGCGGCATGTCCGCAACAGATGCGGCCAATTATCTAGTTGATGGAACCGTGGTTGATTTGGCGTTTGATAATAAAAAGTCAAATTTACTCACGGTCACGGGCGGGTTTATTCAAAAGTCCGGCGGTGCTCGCGGCCTGGCTTCCGCAACAACGACTGGCGCAATTTATTTCGACTCGGGCCGCGCTTACCTTGCCGACAGCACCGCCATCAAAGCCAAGACCGATTTAATCCCATCCGCCCCCGCTGCCGTCGGCAGTGCGATGACGCTAACCACCGGCGAACGCGATGCAGTCGCGGAGGCGCTATTGGACCTCACTAACGGCATCGAAACGGGATACACATTACGACAGGCAATGAGAATCGCCACGGCTGTCCTTGGTGGTAGGGTCAGCGGCGGGCCAGATACGCCGACCTTCCGTAATCTCGGTAATACCGCGGACCGCGTCTTGGCTGTAGCGGATAAAGACGGAAACCGCACTAGCGTCACCCTGACGCCATAGGCATTTCATGGCCTATTTTACTAGCAATCATTTTGGTTCATCTGCCTTTAATTCAAATTATTTTGGCGGACAAAACGCAGCGTCTGCGCCTGGTTCAACCGGCGCGATTCAGTCGCCGCAAAAAAATAAAGCGCGGCGTTGGCGTGCCCCGCGTGAAATTAATGGACGACTGTCCGTCTCGCTTGATGGCGCCACCTTTGCCGCCGTGGCGAAATATTCCCCACCGTCCACCACCGGCCAATTATCAGCCGTGCTCGATGGGGCCGAATTCCACGCCTTTGGCGCGGTGAAATTACCGCCAGCGTCCGCAATTATTCATTGTGCGGTTGGTGATATATCACTGTCAGTAATGGGAAAAACCACAACCCCGCCACCGGCCTGGGGAGACGTGGAAGATCACGACGCCATCGCCCTGTTGTTGTTGGCGTGACCCGTCGAATCTGGCCGTGTGCGTTGTGCGCACGGTAAACAACGCACGCAAAATCACGGATTAAAAAAGACGCCCTAGAAGCATGGTCATGAGTTTGCTTGACCACGTATTGCGCGCCCATTGGGCTATGGATCCAGACACCCTGGACCGTCTGCGCGGCGTTGTTGAGCGTCACGATTCTGGCGTGCGTTATACGCCCGAACAAATCCAAGCCGCCATTGGTCGTCCAGCAAAAACGCCAAATCCACGGGACCGCACCTACGAAATCCATCAGGGTGTGGCCTTAGTGCCCGTCCAAGGTGTGCTCTGTAAACACGCGGGAAACATCAACGACGT